AATGGAGAATTCATTTACATTATATTCTTTACCAAATTCAGGCATAAAGTTGGCAAAACCCAGCGAGCCTTTTACTAATTTATTTAAACCAGAAGCCTGATTATAACCTAAATCTCCATAAAATCTATTTCTAGTATCTTCAGGTAAAAAAGCAAAATTTTTATCTAGTACTATTTTTTTATTATTGGGTTCAAGTATTTCTGATTTCATCTTGCTAAAAGTACCTCTTGTATCATTATAATTTCTCTCATCTTCCCGTAAAGATAGTTCACCTTCGTCTATTATACCAGTATCAAGAGCTATTTCAGCTTTTTCAGTACCCCATAATAATTTTCTTATTGGATTAAGCATTCGAGTAAAGAAATTATGAATAGCAACTCTAACATTTTCCATTGTATTTACCATTCTGTCAATAAAAGATACATCCGCTTCTCCTATTTTTTTATCTAGAATTTCTTTTATATAATCCTTATCATCTTTAGTTCTTGGCTCTTGTAAATATCCAAAAATTGCTCCAGCTGCTAAACCTATTATTGCACCCGCCACCATTCCTATAGGACCAATTAGAGCTCCCATAACAACTCCAACTATAGCTCCTATTTGTGCCCAATCTCCAGCTGCTTTAAATTTCTTTTTATAGTAGTCAGCAAAATCGCCATCATCAGTATTAATCCAAGATATTATCATTGCACCTACAGCACCAATTATTGCGCCACCTACCATTCCTAAAGGACCCATTGTTGCCAGGCCTACTAAAGCACCAACCATAAAACCCTTAGCTCCTGCTTCTAATGCTTGAAAAAAACGAGTTTTAAAGTCATCTTCAGTAGGACCTTTTGTCAAAAGATCATTCATCAACCCACCTAGTGACCATCCTAATGATCCTATTTCCATACCTTTAAACCATTCTATTATTTTATCTTTTAAAAGTCCAGCAAGAAAAGCACCAGCAAGTATAATTTGTCCAGCCTTCATAAAGAAATCGGTTACTGCACTTTTGGTTGGAATTTTAGGAAATTTAAATTTACCTTTATCTGGCTTATCTTTAAGGTCAGGTTTTTTTAATGCATCTCTACTTTTTTCATAAGCCTTTTCTCGATCTTTTTTGAATATGTTTACTAATTGGCGTACATCAGACTGTATACCTTGTATGCTTGTCATTATATCATAATCAAAAGAACCAGTTGCTGTTTGTGTTTTAGGTGCCATCTACTCGTCCTTACTTTTACTTGTTTTACTTGAGCCAGTATATAAACCAAACCATGCTGCACCAGCACCTACAACAACAGACACCAAACCACTTTGTTCCATAGTAGGAGCCTCTAAAGCCATATACCATGTTACTACTGCATACAATAGATAGATGTATGTGGAAATGAATATTCTTGGAAATATTCTCCATTGATCTATAGCGTAGGCTAGATCAATCCATCTTTGATGTTTATTTGTTTGCTGCATCTTGTTCTTCCTTAACCTTAGCTAAATGATCCACTATCATTTGATAATATATGTCACGCTCAAAAGGATATAAGTTTTCAATATCATATATGCTATATTTATGATGTTGAACTAGCCCAAACACTAATTGATAATATAAACTTATCGTATTATGGCTTAGGCATAGGAAAAAAAATCAGATATGCCACTAAATGTATGTGTTTGTTTTTTACCATCAGAACTCTCATACTCTATTGTATGCTCTAATTTTGGCATAGTTTCAAAAAATGTTTGAAGTTTTAGAAAGCCTGAAGTAGTAAGAGATTCTAAAAATTCCTGAACTTCATCATCACTATAATCTTTAAACTTGTCTACTTGTTCATAATTTTCTCCACTTAAAATACTATCAGTACAAAGTTGAACCATATTTAATGTTCCACGACCTACATCCTGTTCAAGATCTACAGATCCAATATCTGCATAAGTAGGATATTTAAGTACCATCATAATACCATTACCAACATCTATTTTATTTGTATGATCTTTATTAAAATGAACCTCTACTTCATTTAAATCAACCTTAACTTTTTGTTCTTTGTCTGTACCAGGTTCAGGAAATACTAATTCCACTTCTGGTGATACAGAATTAATTCTTAGTTTTAAAAAGATATATTCAATATCAAATGATGGTAAACTATCCACATTTAAATCACCTTCTAGTAGACAATTAGTGATTATTTGTTTAATTGATTTTATCATATCATTAACATCTTTACCAGATTGAGCCAGTAATAATATTTTTTCTTCTTTAACTAAGAATGGTCTAAATTTAAATTGTTGTTTTGATGACGGAATTGTCAATTCAAATGTTGGGTGTTTGATAATTGGTAAACCCATAATATACCTCCATTATTTTATTGTTTCATTCATTTTATCTAACTGTTTGTGGTCTGCTAGATTGTATTTTTTTACCAGCCAGCATGTTGACTGCATTCATTATAATTGATTGATTAGATCCACCACCACTAGTAAGACCTTGAACCACACCTATTCCTCCAGATATTAAACCAAGAGTTTCACTTAAACTAAAAGCTCTACTACCCACAGCCTGTAATTGTTGTTTCATTAAAGTTTTATAATTTCTAAATGTAAATTGAACTGGTAATGAAGAAAAGGTATCTGTCTCTGACCATGCCACAGTAACATCTCCTACTTGTAATGGCCACGCTTCATTTAATGTATACTGCATTATTTTATAACCTGAATTAACATTAAATTGACTATTGTTTTCTTTAGTAGCAGCTGGTTCATCACCAAACCCTGCTCCTGATAAGCATGTAATTACAACCTGGCAAAGATATTTATCTCTATAAGCTATCTCAAACAGATGTGCATCATTATCTGCAGTCGCAGATAATTCACCCAGACTAGAATCATAATTTATAATATTTCTTGTCCACATATTAAAAAAATTAGCAACACGTCCACCATTATCTATAAAAAATGTTAAGGGAATATCTGTTGTTTGAACATTATAAGGACGTCTATCCATAGAACCAAAGTTTTGTCTTCTATGATCACTAGCTAATAATTGTATACCAGGTAAAGAAGCTGAGTTACATAAGAAACGAAAAGGTTCCAGATCTATGGCACTGCCTGGTCCTCCCCACCATTTATTGGGATACATTGGATGTATTTCTACATAAAATAAAGTTGGTTTATAAAGACCACCATGTTCATCTATACTTTCTTGGAATTTATTAATATTATAAAAAGAGTCGCCACCCTTACTACCTTTTCCACCAGTCAGACCAGAAGCCAATCCAGCCAAACCTGTTATTGTAGAACCAAAATTCTTTAAGCCCATTACACTTTAACCTTCTTCATTGATTCGTTAAACACTATATTCTTACTACGTCCAACAAATCTTTCTGTTGGTAAGAATAGTGCCATGTTCCACTCCGACGGATCAATTTGTACAAAGCGAGACATTACATTAGTATTTAGGTAGTGTTTGATGCATGGCTTGTAGTATTTTAATCTTGCAGCACCTTTTAATATTTTATATGATATTTCTAATACCGCACTATCAGGTAATTTATCATCACTAATGTAAGGCCATAATGCATCCATTAGCTTGGCTCTTTCTGGTGGAGGAAGATAATGTAGATTTAATCCCATAAAACCATCAGCCTTTATATCAATAGGAAACACCAAAGGAAACCTATCATAATATTTTAATGTTTCTTTTCCTTTAGCAATATATGTAAACATACACAACCTACCAGGATACGGTCTCGCAGATTGTCTATTTGTATCACCAGTTAACATTCTAGTTTGAGAAGTTTTGACAGTATTGTCTGCAAACCAATCTTTAACAGCTGATACATCTTTAGACGTAGGAACACCTCTATCAAGTAATCTTTGAAATACATATGCTACCATTAGAATAAATTATCCTCTGTCATAATTTTAAACTCCCACTTTCTATCCTCACAAAACTCTAAAGCTGCCTTCCACTTGGCCTCATTAACACCATAAGTTAACACCTCTTTAATATAACCTTTAGTCTTACGTTTATTAATTAAAGGTGGTATAGTCTGCTTTTTTGGTTTTACTTCTATTACTATGTTATTTATCTTTCCATTTATGGACCTTTTCTTAACCCAGAAGTCTGGAAAGTACCTATGAACCCTTTTATCCACCGGACTTCTGTAAGGAATACAAAATTCTTCGCTTGACCACTGGATGACGTCTGAATGTTTGTCTAAATAGAACATGAGCTTACGCTCCCACAAACTTCTATAAATAATGTTAGTGGGATTACCCTTATACTTAGATGGGTTTATTGGTTTATATCGACCTTTATAACTCATACACATATTTAGAAAGAAAAAAACAAGAAAGAAATACAAATGCCATCTCATACCAATCCACTCGCCCAAAGTTCTATTAATCCTAATGTTC